TTGCTAATTTTTGTCGAGCAAGATAATTCATTTCTGCAAATTCAGCTTCACTACCAACTTGTTTCAATATTTCTTGTTGCATTCCCTCAATATCACCACTAAAAGCTAATTGACGAGCCTTATCAAGATTGATTTGTCTACCAAGTAACATTGATGCCTCTAATTGTGCTTCTATAGAAGATTCAAAATCAAGTAATGATTCTGCTGTACCTGCTAGAACACTCATATCTAATCCTAACTTTCTTGCAGCTACACCAGCTCCAATTAAATTTTGACCGCCATCTTTGGCAAACGAAGCGAAAAATTCAGCATTCGATGCAATATCTTTCATTACAAGTGCTGGAGCTACACCTGCCGCTTCAATCATAGCTGCATTTGACCTAAGTTGATTTAATAACACTTCCCTACTAGAACTAGAAATTGATTCCATGATAGAAAGAGTTTTTGATAAATCTTCGGCCGATTGTCCAGTAGCTGCAGATGTTCTTGCGAAACTTAGACTTAAATTGGCCGCTTCTTGTACACTAGCACCTAAATCATTTCTAATTGCTGCCTGTGCATTTTTTATATCTTCTATATCTAAACCATAAGCTTTTGCTTGCATACCCAATATTTTATTTTGAGCATTTATTGCCATAGCTGTCTGTACAGAAACACCTAATTCTTTTCTTGTATCAGTTATAGCTTTAGCGTAATCGAGTGCTAACTTTACCAGAGCAACAAAAATAGCTGCGGCCATTGCTGCTGGACCTAATAAACCTGACATACCTCTAGCTGCATCTTCGATACCCGTTGCGAATCCTACAGCTCCAGGAAAAATTTGATTAATAGCTGTACCCAACTTTTTTTGGTTACTTACTTGGTCTTTTACGTCATCCAGTTCGTCTTTTGATATGAACCTTCTCTCTTTTAGTGCTTTATTTTGTAACTCTGTAAGTAATTTATTCTCTAAAGTCTTACCACTAAGTATATTTGTAAGAGTACTACCTTCTTTTAGTGCAGTGTTGTTATTATCAATGGCGGTAAATATTTTTTTGTGAACACTATCAAGCTTTTGAGCCGCTATTGTAGCTTCTTCCATCTCATTTTTACTAAAAAAATCAGAACCTTTAGTCCCTCCTGGTCTTCTATACGTTGGTGAATCTTTAGCCATTTATTTATCTTTCAGATGGTAATTTAAAGACATCAGGAGTTTCACCTCTTGAAATTTGTTGTTTTTGTCTTTTAGTTAAGGTTTTTTCTAACCTCTTTTTTGTTTTTTGTAGGTCTTTGAATTGTCTTGCTAATTCGGGGTCTGATTTAGATAATTTTTTTATTGCTCGTGATTCTAAACCTTTACCAACACTGGTAAAAATTTTAGTTATGAAATTATCTATTATACCTTCATTAACTTTTTTATATTTGGGCATCTAAATCTCCATATGATATTAAGTGTTATAACTCAATAATAAATATCAATTAAGCAGAAAATTACTTTTTATATGAACTCTTATGTTTGTTCATTTCTTTTTGTAACTCATCTGCTTCTTTCTTATAGAAAGTCTGTAATCGTTTTAGATAGAATGTTCGAAGATAAATTGGTAGGTTGTAAGCTTCACTAAACGTGATACCACCTTTAGAATGTAATATTAACTGAAATATTTCTTCGTGAATTTGAAGTTTATACTCCGGTGTCAGGCCAAAAAAATCGTACGGTTATCGGAACCGTAATCACCTGTTCCCTTCCGGTTGAATCTTTGACTGTCATATTCATATCTACATCAGGTGTGATTGTGGCAAGATATTTTCTATAAGCTAATGAATCAAGAGATAAAAACTCATTTTCTACAAAATTATTGATATAACTTTTTTTAGTTTCACCATCAACTGAAAATATCATATGTTTTAATCTTGTGGTGAGTTCTGAATTATCATTCTCAGATATTTTTTTTCTTGCTTGAACTTCTTCAGTTATCTTTTTTTCATCTCCACTATTCAATAGTTTAAATGTAATTTCTCTTTTTGAAGATGGTAAGTTAAATGAAAATTTATTTTCACCTTTTGAAAGCTTAGAAAAATCTATATCAATAGGTTCAAGTGTTGATAAATCTACTGTTTGTTTTGTACCATCATATTCAATGTCATACTCTTTACCGTAACCAAGTATTCTTGATGCTACCATAATAGCATTTTTATCTCCAATCAACAAATCATCCATCTTAATTGATTTATCTACTAGTAAAGATTCTAATAATTTATCAATAACAGTACCTTGCTGTATTAAGTTTTGAGATGTAAGAATATCTTCTTCTTTTGCGGTCATATATTTTACTTCTACTTTACCACTTGATAGTGGATGACCATCTACGTAGAAGTATCCTTTGGATGGTAATTCTACCATCTCAGTAGGAAACTTATAATCAGCCATAACTGACTCCTTTGTGATTTAAAATTAATAACCTAATAATATTTGTAACTAATTTACTTTTTACTAAATTTTTCAGCTGCTGTAACACCAAGTCCAACTACTACAATATACATAAAAGCTTGTAGTACATTTTCTTCAACTGGTTTATTGAAGAATTGACTTCCTACCCAACTTCCAACCATTACTAAAAATGATAAGAAAGATATAAACCGTTTACTTGATGTTTGACCGTCAACATCTGATAGCATTTTTTTAAAAAAATCCATATATAATTCCTCTTAGAATTGTAGTATTGCGTAATCGTATTTTAATGTTAGTTCTATTTCAGCTGGATCAGTTGATGCATAATCTAAATCACCAAAATTAGCTTGTTCAATATATGTCCCTTTAAGTATCCATTCTTCAACAACATCACCGACTGGACCTAACATATTAAAAGTAACATCTTTTTTATAAAAATCTGAATACCCGTCACGACCTGTTACTGATTCATGAGCTAAACGAATCCATTCCATAACTGATTGAGCTGCTGAAGGAACTACTGGATCATAAAGAGTAACAGTAATTGGTTGCCACGCTCCTTTACCTTTTATATATCTTTTTACGTTAATGTGATCTAAAACAATTTCTTCAAATTGTATACTTGGTCTATTTGCCGCCTTAATCATGTAAGCTGGAACACCTTCTATATACATAATAAACCGATTTTTAGTCTTCGGTTCAAATGGTGTGAACATAATTTGTGAAGGATCTAATGTAGCCATTCTTTATTCTCCTAAAAAGTATTTTATTTCTACTCATAAATAAATATCAATTAAACAAATTTTTTATAATTTTACTATAAAAGAAAAACCCCTTATAAAAAAGGGGCTTTTCATTATACATTATTTTGTTTTATAAGTCAAACTTATTCAGGAAATGTAGCTCCTGTAGGTTGAACAACGAAATCAAGTACGATAAACTCTGCAGTTCTCGTAGGTTGAATAAAGATTTGTCCAACTAATTGATTTCTATCTACTACGTCTGGAGTATTATTGGAATCATCCATTACTACTCTAAATGCACTTAGACCACTATTTGACTGTACTTGTTCTAGATACGGATTAACAATATTCAAGAAACGATTTCTCAAAGCTTGACTATTTTGTTCAAATACCAAATATCTAGATGTACTTGCGATGAATTTTCTCAATCCAATCAACAATCTACGAACATTGATTCTATCTAATGCACTTGGTTTTCCTTGTAGAGTTTTCTGTCCAAATACTACTACACCTTGACCTGGGAATGAAGCTATTGGATTGATTTTATTTTCATATAAATCATCACGTTCACTATGAGTTAATCTCGTTTTAGCTTCTAATACTGTAGTTAAACCACCACGATTCAGACCAGCTGGTGCGAACCATTCATGTGCTACTCTATCAGTATAAGATATCACACCTGGTAATACTACTGAAGGTGGAACCCAAACAGGTCTACTTGTATCTCTATCTACAATCTTAACCCATGGATAATAAACAGCTGCATAATTAGTATCTAGTGCTTTTATTGTTGACTTAACAGTACTAATACTGTCACTAAATCCCGCTGCATCCATAATATAGAATGTATCTGCGCGAGACTCAACTTTAGACATAGCATGATTAGTAACTGTAGAGTGTAATCCGTGAATTATACCTGGTGTTACTAACAAATTAATATCAAATTCATCTGCATTACTAATTGCATTAATTGCTCGTTTATATGAAACTGAACCACTAGCTGTAGAATTTTGACAATCAAATCCTTGAGTATTTGACGCTACAATATTCGGTCCTGTTTTGTATCCTATACCTGGATTTCTTCCATCAAATCCCCATTGAAATGGTACAACAAACTTCAACTGTTGTGAAGCTGAACCGCTTAATGATAATGGGTTACCTGCTTTAGAATATGTTGAAGATAATGATGAATCAAAATCATCATTTCCGAACATATTTTCAAGAGACATAGTTACGTTAGTTCCAGCATATGCTGCATTTGCTATAGGTGATAAATACTGTAAATTGTCATTTTTTACAAACTTATCTAATAAATTAATACCATGAAATACATTTGCATCAAATATACCGTTATTATCTGTTTGTGCATACTTAAATGAAGCTGTTGGACAAAAACTTGCACTAGTAGAAGGAAATGGACACTTTAATGCTTTATGTCCCATTGGTACTACTGTTTTTGCCACTTTAAAAACACCATCTTCTTCAATATTTTTAAAGTCACCAACTCTTATAAGTTTACTCAAATTAGGATAACTACCGTAATAAGTCAATTTACCATTTGAATCAATCTCAACCCATCTATCACCTATTCTTTTAGCAAAGTAATTAGGTGATGCTGGATCAAATGTTAAACTATCATATTGTTCAAGTACATTATCATCATCACTTCCGTCAGGATTATGAACTCTTACTTGTAACGACCAAGTACCATATTCAGAACCAGCGACATCTGCTGCTTGTTTAAGATTCAATATATTAATCTTATATGAAGTATTTATATCAGTTCCGTGAGACCTACTATATACTCTAAAAAGACTGGTCCAAGGATCCTGTGCTTGGATATATGGTGTTCTTGCAAACTGATAATCTGTATTTCCAGTCCAACTACTGTCAGTTGAATCTCCATTAGAATGTCCAGTTGAACCTCCTTGAAAATCAAGTCCATCAGCTGTTAACACACCAGAGGCTGATATAGATGTATATGTACCATCAATGTGGTTATCTAAATTATGACAACGTTCTTTAAAAATTTTATATACATATACAGAAGAATCTGATGCTCCACTTTTTGTAGACTGTGGATCTGGACTTATTACTTCTGTTATAAAATTAGCACTACTTGTATTAAATGAAAGTGCATAAGTTTCTGCAGAGACATCACTACC